TTACGCTGGGGGCTGCCGGCTGCGGAGATGCTCCCCCTGCCTTCCCTGTAACGCTGGGGGCTGTCGGGGAGTTCTTGTCACTCATACCCGTCGTATCGATGTAGTTGTTCGCCCAGGCAAATGCGCTGTTGGATTTGAAAGGCGGAAGAAATCCTCTCATCCGGGCTTCGGCTTCTTTGAATTCAATCAACGACAACCCCTGAAGTCCAGGCATATTCTGCAAAAGATCTTGGTATCGCTGCATTTCGGGTGTGCCTTTGAGACTTGCGGGTTTGTACTTCTGGGCTCCGCTGCCGAGATCCTGCCACTTCCCGTCCATATACACCCTGGTCTTGATCATGTTGTTGTCATAGTAGTTGAAGTGTTCACCATTTTTGGGTTGGTCAGTCAGTTTCTGGTAGCTGGTGACAATCTTCTCCAGATCGGTATTCCCCTTCTTGAACTGCCCCGCCATGTATGCCTCGAAGGGGGTGTTCATGTCGTTCTGGTGGGCAGCCATGGTATTCAGGACCGTATCCAGAACTTTGGCGTCCCCCGTAGACTTGGCGATCTGGAGAGCTGTCTGGAGGATGGGGCTCCCGTCGATCAAGTCGTGGTGTTTCATCGCGACTTCAGTGATTGCAGCCTTGGTCTTGAATTTATCCAGGCTCCCGGTAAGCCCAGCGATCTTCGCCTGCGATGCTTCGGATTTCATCTTGGCGGCTGCGATCTGCTCTGGAGGAGCATTGCTCTCCATGAGCGAAGTGTACGCCGTGAGGTCATCCGCAGCAGCTTTGTTCGCTTTCCGAAGTGCCGTCTTGCTGAGGATCTCCGCCATCTGGGAGTTAGCCTCAATGCCCTTCATCGCCATCAAGCGCCCTGCCTGATTGGTGGGGAACTGCTTGATATATTCCATGGCTTTCTTCTGGTCCTCGGGCTCCAGATCGTTGAGGATCATTTCCTTGCTGGGGTCCCAGGGGGATTTGAGGAAGGTCTCCGTCCGCTGCTTCTGAGCAAGATCCAGCTCGGCGGTGGCATTCGTGTTCTTGGCCCCCTTGAGCTGTTCCTGGAGAAGAGCATCGCGAACCGGGGCTTCCTGCGCTGTCCGCATCATCCCCTGAATCGCGCCTGCGTTCTGAATGGCCCCGCTTAATCCGGTTATGCCGGCTCCTACCGGGCTCACATTGCTAAGGTCTGCCATATTCGCCTCCTAGTCAGCAGTTGGGACGGATGACACAAACTCCGGCGCATACTTCTTGAAGAGATCCGTCGTGTATTCTTTGTACAGGATGTAGGCCTCCTCCATCCGATTCTCTCGAATCAGTCTCAGAACCGGAAGCACCATGTTCACCTTCAGCGCCGAGTAGAATTCCCGGCGACGGGCTTTGTCCGGGATCGCCGACTTGATCGCTGCCACCAGGAACTTCCCGAAGTCCAGGTAGAATCTGATCCAGGGCCGATGATTCTTGATGGAGAACCGGCGAAGCGTCTGGAGGTCTTTGTTATCCAGATCCGTGAGCCCAATGAAACGGTTTACCTGAGTGCAGAGCCAGGTATCGAGGAGTCCTCCCGATATCGCCCCCACTGATAAATTCCAGGCATCCCGAGGAGCATCCAGAAGGGCTCCACCAAAGGACTGGAGGCTTCCCAAGATATCCCCCTGGAAGGCTTTGTCGAGGGGCTCGCCAACCCACTTCTCCTCGGCTCGGGCCAACCTGTTGGGGCCTTTGGCGAAGTAGTTGCTATCCCCCATCCCAATGGTCTCCAACAAGGCAGGGACCCCGCCCGTAACGGGGGCAGAGGTGAACTTCGCCCAGGGGCTGCGCTCTCCATAAACCTTGTCGAGCTGACCCCACTGGTTTCTCACCATGTCGGCGGCAGCGATGTAGGCCACCACTCCTGCGGCACCCCCGATAGTGGGGCCTCCTGTCGTTCCGGCTGTACCCGATCCTGCCATGCCTGCACCGGCTTCGGCATCGGCGATGTCGATGGCGTTCATTGCCGGGGAGAATGTACTCTGCGAGGAAGCGGCTTCGCTCAACCCGGTTACACCCTCATTGGCGATGGTCACACCACTGTTCACTGGAGTGGCAGCCTGGATGGTATCGCCTGCGATAGTGATGTCGGCGGGGGGTGTATTGGGGGCCATGAGGGTGGACCCATCTGATACCCCATAATCGCTGACTACGCCCTGGGTGGGAGCCGAAGGCGTAACCACAGCAGGTTCTCCTGCCGGGATGTAGGTGAGGTCGTTATAGACCTGCGGAGATCCATTCAGGGTATTTGTTACTACCCCGTTGGTAGGATTCGAGTAGTTGTAGGGGTTCACTACGTCCATGATCTTGTTGCCGGCTTTAGAAAGCGTCGAAGAGATCACTCCAGGCTCGGCAGTCGTACCCACCCCCGTGACGCCTCCCGGAGTGGAGGGCTTCATGGCGTAGGAAAGGAGCGCCGTACCCGCCAGGTTCGTGATCCCGCTCATCGTAGAGGCTCTCCGATTGGCATCGGCGGTGTCAATGGCGTTCGTCTGCGTAGTCTCGAAGTTCTTCTGCGCCTGCTCGTCTCTCCGTCGCTGATCTGCCAGCGCCTGATTGCGGTAAGCATTGGTTGCGGCGTAGTCCAGCTCAGACTGAATCAGATCATCGATGTACTTCTTGGAGGGAGTCCGACCGCTGATTGCCCCTTGTGCAAAGGCATCCATGATTCTTCGGCTTCCGGTTACGCTGGGGGATATGATAGCTGCTGCCATCGTTCTACCTCCTAATGGGTGTGGTCTTTGTATTTCTGATAATACATCGCCAGAAACAAAGGTTCAAGACATTTTTGTTCGACCTTGGAGCTCGCCGACAATTCAAATACATGAAAGATAGCCTTTGCGGAGTTTATGGTCTCGACAGTGTTCGCGATTTCATGGGTGGCATCGGCCATGGAAAGCGTATAGGAAGTTCCTGCCCCGGTTGAAGTATCCGCCAGATGGGTAATCGTACAATCAGGATCTGTCTGTTTTGCCACCGCAATGAGATTGACTCTTGTGATAACGGTGTAGGACATGATGTCATCCGAGATCGGAACGATCGCTCCAAAGCGGATGATGGAGGTGATCGATTCGTCCAGGAAACTGTAGCCAGTCTCAAGCTGCGACATATAGCCAGCATCGTCCACCCCATAGGTGAAGTGATTCCCCAGGGTATCATTGACTGCGATTCCAATCTGAAGCCGCTGCCCAGAAGTGCGGTCGATCTCAAACCATCTCCAGAGCATCATATCGAGTACATATTCCTTGTCCAGGACTGTCGATGTTCCGGAGGCCCAGAGCCAATGATACTCGCCGTTGTATTCGTCCATGAAGGCGGTTTCCTGCTCGATCATATTCGGATTCACATGCACGGGCTTCGTCTTATCGAACACCGAGGCAATGTCTTCGGAGACACACATTGGAGCCTGGCCATTGGAGATATAGATCCCTGCGTTTCCTCTCCAGATTGCGATGCTCTTCGCCTGGCTGAGGTTTTTCTCCATCTCAACGGACATTGTCTTCAAAGTCAAAGGAGCGGGGCATCCAATCTGTGGGGAGATCTTGAAGCGCTCCCAGGCAGTCTCAGAACCGGCTCCCGCCCAGGCCAGGGTCCAGGTCTCATTTTTCTTGAATACGATACACATATTGAATATGTTCGACCCATATTGAGCGAAGATCGAGGTCCCGCAGGTAAGCGCAGTATCCGCGCCGAATTTGATCTGGAAGCTGTTCGATCCGTTGAAGACCTGCGAGGTGAGATCTGCTGAAATCAACAGCGAGTTACGAAGGCCATTGTTGTCGCAGCCCAGCATCAGTCTGTCGGCAGCGAGCATTCCAAAGCTGTAACCCACTACCGGAGTCGGAACGGGGATTCCCCCGATGAAGTAGATAGCACACCCCGAGGAGAGGTTCTTGCTCCAGGAGATCCGGTAGTAGTAGAGCTGGTATCCTCCCCCGATATTCTTCTTTTGCTCGTCGGCGACACTGGCATTGGTCCAGCTTATAACCCCCGACTGCCCCAGGCTGATCGTCGTGCCGGCGACTTCAGTCTCGTCTACCCGATTCGGGATGAGAGAGTACGAGGTCCCGTTCCAATACTCCACGATGATCTGCGCATCAGCCGTTGTGTTCGCCGTTCCTGGAGCCACGTTGATCAAGAGCGCTGTTTGCCGCTCCGTGAATCCCAGCTCCAAGTTGTTGGAAGTGGCGAACCCACTCAGATTCAACCAGGTGGAGGTATCCTCCGCGATGAACTGGTCCTGCCTGATGTAGAAGGTAACGTCGGTGGGGGCCGGCAGCGCCTGATAGCAGGATGCGATCTGACGGTAGTACCCATCCCAGACATCGGTAAGCGGCTGGAAGGGCATGCGTAGCGTTACTGAGTACAGCTCCACGCTTGCATCAGGTATTCCCGAAAAAGTGAACCAGTAGGCGTAGGCGTACTGATTGTTGAGGTATCTGTTCTGCGCTGTTCCCACGGTGGAGGTGAAGGTAATCGTCCCCGTCTGAGCCAAGGTGGCTCCCCCCACGCTTGTCCCGTCTGAGAGGGCATTCAGATCTGCCCAGGAGCTCCCGTCCCACACCTTCCCCGTGCAGCTTGCCGTGGAGGCATTAGGGGTTTTAACGTAGGGCTTGATAGCCGAGAGCGGCAGATTGGATCGGATAAAGACATGCGCGACACTCGTATCATCTGAGTAGGCATTTGCCAGAGGGGTGAAAGCCCCCGTATGTCTGGTGGTCGTGCTGTACCGAAATTCGTCAAGGTAATACGCTACCGCACTGGCTCCCCAGATGAAGTCTCCTGCGTACAGCTTTGGACGAGCCGAGTCCGTTGCGGAGGCCTTCAAGATCCCATCCACAAAGATGTAGTACGAGTTATTGAATTCCTCGATTTCGATATGGTACCAGGTATCCACCGAAAGCGAAGCTGAGGTAATGAGTTGAAGGACATACCCCCCAGCCCCGTAGCATTCGTAGATATCAAAGCAGACGTTCCCCGAGGTGTCGATATACATCGACATGAAGTTCTCCCCCGCCGCAGAGGTATCGCTGGGAATGGTCATGACATTGGAAGACCCCCCGACGATATTGATATTCTCGCTCTGGAAGGCCCCCGTCTGGGTGTGAACATACAATGTCCCCGCTGCATCGCCGCTCCCCCAGGCCCCTCCCGTCAGAACCACGGCGTCCACAACCCCGGTGGCATTGGAAGCTGCACCTTTTACGGTAACACCGGCAGCAGGTTCTTCGCTTCCGGATGTAAAAGACACCTTGGTCAGAGTGGTCTTCTGTTTGCAAAGGAGATTCGAGCTGGCAAAGCTGGTAAACTTCCAGCGCCCGTCGAGGGCGAAATGCCCTCCCGAAATATTGAGCCCCGCTGCGCTTGGAACGGCGAGGGTAGCCCCCACTCCAAATACCGCCCCGTAAGTTCCAAAGACCTTTTCCGTGCTAGAGAAGGTTACTCCGGAGTTGGTGATGGTATAGGGGATCAGAGAGGAATCCACTACATCGTTATCGAGATGGAGTAGGATCTCAGTATCGGTATCGATACCACCCCCGGTGGTGTATAGAACCCCGATGTTATCCGCATCGTCCAGAAGATTGGAGAGCTGTCTGCTGTAGTCGTACTTGAACTGATTATCCGGATCAAAATTGATGAATGAAGGGCAGGCGGATTCATCCCCTCCATAGAGGCAGACATCCACGCCATTGCAGTAGCTCAATCGGCCATCAGGAGTATCCGAAAACTGCCCGAATCCCGCGCTTGCCGAGTCAACGAATAGCGGGGTGGCTACGAATTCACCGGCAGTCCCGATAGCCGTGATGTTCTCCACAACCGCACTGACACTCAGGCCTGCATTGAATGCCTGCACCAGAACATGGGATTCATTGTAGGCAGGCTTCCGAAAATGGAACCCCGATCGAGGACGGTAATAGGTAGCCCCCATCACATTCTCATTGACCTCCGTCATCCCCAGGATGCTCTCGGGATAACCCGGTCCATACCGCATATTGGTCAGCGTCGTGAAGTTTTTCCCTATCTTGATCGGCTTGGCATTGGGTATCCAGCGTCCATCGAGAGGGATGACAAACTTCTGCTCGGGCTCGTCTGCGGCCCCTTGAATAGAAGCGAGATCTCGCTGAACAACGCTGACGCTGATAGGTTTTTCGAGTGCCATTATTTTACTACCTCCAGCTGAACAGTGACAGGAAGTTTTTTATTATCATATCTGTCTACAGAACGCTGCAAAAATTTCTGCTTTTTCTGCTTCAGGAGTTCTATATACCTATTATAGAAGAAGACCATCTGCTGCCATTGACGGTATTTCATGGAAAGCACATAACAGGCAAAGTATACTACGCATTCGCGAAATTCTTCGGGGAGGTCTTCACAAATATCCGCCCCATTTATCATAGCGGTATCCGGATACTGCGCAGTGAACAACCTCACCAGGTATTTAACCGTAGGGACGGGCTCCACATAGATGCAGTTTCCCCAGGGGAAGAAAAATTGTGGGTAGCTGATGTCTTCTTCAAGAGGTGCCGTACCCACCAAGCTGGGGTCTATTCGGCAAACCCCTAGCCCAATCCAATCCGCCGCAGTAGGGCCATTCCATACTACGTCCCCGGTGTCTGTAAAAACTACCGAAGTCGTATCCACGTAGGCAGCTTCAGCATCTTCGGACATAACAGCCGCATACAGGACCTTGATACCACTCCAATGAATCAACGGGGACCCTGGTACTGTAACCACATCCTGAACTACCTCATGACAAAAAGCCCTAGACGCCACTTCTTTATACCCATCATTACAGGCCGCCAAGATCTCAGCGGGAGTGAACCGGGTTGCAGAAGTTTCGTCCATTTCGTTTCGGATAAGAGCTTCCAAATTTGTTAGATTATAAATCATTCGGAGTACCTCATTTCATCTTGCCCATTGGGGATAACACTTATCGCATGATCTTCGAGGTAAGCAAATTCGCCTGCGCAAATATGCTCCAACAGTTGAGCAGCCCCCAAGCGATTGGTGGCTAGAAGCCCATAACGAGTCGCTGAAACAGCCAGGAGATGTTGCCACATAGAGGAAAGCTCTGTTTGATCCGCTACCGAATCAAAAGATTTCCCCTCGTCAAGACTCACGTTAACAACTTCCACACTCCCTGTAGCAGTCAAAGTAAAATAGGCATTTGTCGCAGGAGCCATAATGTTCTGAAAATGATGACCGGCTGTTGTGATGGCGTACCCCTGCTGGGCTCCGATTGCAGGGGTAAGCGTTCCCGTGATGGTGGATACTGTTACTTCAACAGTATGCATGATGGCCCCAGAAAGCACGGTAGAATACACATAATCCCCCGAAGGCGTCCCCGTATGAACCAAAGGCATGCCAGCAGCCCATCCAGTTCCCGCAGCCCATCCCGAATCGAGAGGAATATTATGGGCTACGATAATACGGGGTGCATCTGAAACGAAAAGCCGAAGCCTATGATTAGAGGCAGGGACAGGATCGATCCCAAAATATGACCCAAACTCAAACCAGTATTGCGGAAGAACTCCGTTTGGATAGGGAAAATGCCCAACCTGAAGAGGTGTAATCGGAGACAGAAGCGAAGACCTCCCCGAAGTAGGTATGTACTCCACATACAAGATCTTCGAGGCCGGGACGGGGGCAAGTTGCGACCCGGCGATAGCTTCCGAGTCTAGTACCCGTCGAACACACCCGGTTACTTCGGCAATGACATTTGCCGCAATAGTCAACCACCTCCAGACAGTTGATTGCGGAACGAAGTCAACACCTACTTCATTCAAGTAGGTTCTGACTCGGGCTTCTAGATCCGCCGCATCAAGATTTGGCCAAGCTCCTGCCATTCGTTTCCCCCTTAAATTTAATGATTAGATACCTTGTAAAACTTTACGTTCTTACCTGTCAACTCATAGTACATTGGGATATCCCGATATGTAGCATCATCGGTTTGCCCAAATATGTACAGCCTCCCTAGCTCCCCATTATTAGTAGTAAGAGTGATAGTTCCGGAAGCAGATGTAGATACAAATGAGTTAACCGTAGAATCCACTGTTACCGTAGTAGATGCTTTACCGAGTAATAGCCATTCCTTCTCGGCGTAGTTAATATCGCTGTTGGGGGATGCAATCACCTTGATTTTAACAAATCCAAGGTTCACCCCATCGGTAAACTCAACATAGGCCAGCGGTCTATTTACGGTGTTAACATACTGGATATCCTTGTACGACCCATCCGACCCGACCATAAGCCCCGTGAGTACGTACAGATTCGGGGCATAAATGTACCCATGGTTTACCGGGTCATCTGCATAAATAATTCCTGCTGTACCCAAGAATGAATCATACCATCCGGCTCCCGCCCGTTGGGTTGTGTTCCCTCTGGTCGTGATGTCTGTATCACTGAACCAATAATTAATCCGGGTAGGCCATACCCCGCCATCCGTAACTGGCTCCAACACATTATTCAAAATCTGAACTTTTGACACCCCCTTACCCACGAATACTGGCGACGTATCACTGAAGATATGGTTGCCCTCGATCAATACATCCGAAACGGTTTCACCAGAAGTATAAGCCGCTTCATTTCCAAGCCTAACCCCAGCGTTGTCGTTCAGAGTGATGGTTTGCGAGTTATCGTATAGTCTATTGTTTGTGATAGAGATCCGTCTAGGCACCGTTGCCGTGGAAGGATCGATTGTCACATGAACTCCGGCCCCACTACAGTTCCGCAACACATTTCCAGTGATCAGAGCATCAACTGACCCAGAAACATCGATTCCGCTTCCATTATCGCTGGTGTCTCCGATGTTTCCACTCACGATGGCATTGGTAGAATTCCATGTTCCGAAGTGTGCGTCATGAGCGTTGTACGAATAGTTATTCTGTACAATGCATTTGTCAGATCCATCAAACCCAATAGCCATGTTATGCTCTGCATAGCAGTTTTCAATTATACCTCCGACTTGTTTTGATCCGACAAACGCCTGCCCTCCCCCATTTATATAGGCTACTTTTGAAATGATATTTCCCATATTATACCCCACCGGGCCAGCCAATCTCACCCCATAAAACCACCATTGAGGTACAGACAAATTAGGATAGCCCTGCGTGAATTGATTATTGCCATCTAGGACTATGTCTCTTATTGCCACCCTATCTCCCGTAATAAGAATTCCATAGTAAATCTTAGCAGTTCCAGCGACTACACCCGCCCCATATGATCCAGACTTTGCCTTGATGGTCCCCGATCCTTCTATTGTAAGATCCCCCCTAGTTATATACATAAGAGCAAAAGGTGAAGGTAAGGCCGAGTAATCAACCAGATACACTCCATTAAGAGTAGCTTTATGAATACCTGTAGAAGCATTCACAGAGGAAACAAAATACGAAAAAGCTGTTGTGTCATCAGTTGTTCCGTCCCCCTTTGCCCAAAATTCAGGGATAATTTCGGAAAGACTTCCAGCTCCAAAGGTCACAACCCCCGAGCCGGTGAAGATTTGCCTAGAAAGCGAAGAAAAAGCCCCATTGATCGTGATGGCTCCACTACACGAAATCGTCCCCCCCTGATTCACCAGCTTCCCCGTGGTGCCGATAGTAAGTGCTCCGGCCCCACTGATGGTGCCTTCATTGGTAACAGCCCCATTCAGAACCACGGTCTTCCCACTACCAATCTGAAGATTCGCACCAGGAAGTAGCTTTACCGTAGTTGTAGAAGGAACCGTGATATTATTAGATACAACCCATGTCCCGGATCTCAAAAGAAGAGTGCTATTCGTAGCCCCGATATAAGACAAGGCAGCACTGATAGCAGAATCGGTAAAACCACCACTGAATTCCTGGGCGTCTATATCCGAGGTCCCCACATCTCCCAGAACTCTGACCCATCTTTTCAGCCCGGCATTCGTCGCAGGAGCCACCACAAAAGGAACAGCCTGCGTAAGCCCTGAGTCTGCATCCAGGTAATAGCGGTAGGGAATCCCACCCGCCACCCCGAAGGCCATGTCTCCGTCATTCAATCCGGTACCAGAAATGGAGGCCAAAGAACTGGACCCGGTTAACGCCGTGAATCCATATATCTTACTGGCAGCATTGGATACCCCTACAAGGAACCCCAACAGAGCCGCGAGAACCACCACACACACAAACTTTTTCATAACCCCTCCCTACATGCAGCCTTCGTGAAACCCAGCTTCTTCGTTACCGGCATTGGAACGATTAAAGGCAGCCTTGAATCGGGCCACCTCTTTACGGAACTTGTCCTCATACCGCTGACTCTTCTCAGGGTCATAGGTATTTTCCCCTGGCTTCAGGCAAGCCTGGTAGCCAACCCCCCACCGAAACAGAGCGTCATGATACGCCACAGGAATCTCCAAATGTGCATCCAGGTCAGAGGCAGAAAGGTCCTCAAGAGGATACCTGACAATCGAGAGCTCGATATTGTACACCCCATCAAGAGGGGCATTGAAAGTGAGATACCCCGCCTGGTAGTCCGTCATGAACTTTGTGGGCTTCATATTCGCCACATTCCTCCACCCCGAGTAGGTCCGGAAAGCGGCAGCCCTGGTGGTCTTGTCCAGGATACGCCTGTCCGTAGACGAGACCACCAGGATAACCCCGTCAGCGAGGATGTCGATCACCAGAGGGGAGAGCACATAATCGAGAACCCCGACCTCTGTTTCAATGAGACAAGGGGAGTCAGTATAAGTCGTGTCCGAATCAATCAGACACTTAACCTCCCGGCAAATGATATTGCGAGCCTCTTGAGCATAGGCCACTAGCTCCGAGGTCTGCCATTTGTAGGGCTTCTCGAAGTTGTTAAGCTGGCGTCGTGAAAGATCCAACCCTCCCTGAAGATCCATATGCTCCTCCTACTTGTCGAATACGTCGGACCCGGCTTTCTCTTTCAGCAAGTCCGAGGGTTTTGCCACCACCGGCTTCTTGGCAGGCTTCTTGACCACAGGCCTGGGCGGCAGCGGCTTGACGGCAGGCGCGGCAGGCGCGGCAGGCGCGGCAGGCGCGGCAGGCGCGGCAGGCGCGGCAGGCGTAGGATCGGCAGTCTCCACCACAGCGATCCCGTCATCGTACACCCCCTCTGCAACCTCCCTGAGAGGAGCCTGCTCCGCAGGGGTGAGCTTTTGATTGTACTCCTTTATCTGCTCTGCCGTCATCAGCACGGCGACCATATCCTTCCGGGCGAAGAGCTGCTTGGTATACGGATAAATCCTGCCCCGCCCACCCACTCTCAACATCTTGAATAACTTTGCCATAGCATTCCTCCTTGCAAATAACTGGTGGGTACTCTCCGAAGATTTCCCCACCAGATTAAGGGTTTTACATTACTTATGGCGTATGGTCGTAAGCCACCGCCAGGCCGAAGAGGTCATCCGTCGAGGCCGAAGCCGGAACCGTACCAAAGATAACCTTGGACTCCTGCGCTGCGGCCACGATGTCCGTAACACCCGAAAACACACAGTTGGAGTCAAAGAAGATCTTGTAGTTGTTGAGCCCGGTCCCATCCACCCCGTAGGTCAGCGAAGTGCCATGATTCAGGAAGGTACACCCCCTGAAGATCGCATACCCAAGGCCCAGACCTGCCGTACCCTGAATGAAGAACGGGGCATTGGCGCTGGCATTCATCAGGAACACGCAGTTGTCCACGATCAATCGAGGGGTGCCCCCCGAAAGTCGCAGAAGAGACCCCGCCGCTCTCGCTGCCGCATCAGAACCAAAAACACAATCCTTCAGGTAGCTCTCTTCGGCGGAGATATCGATAGCCGTGGCGGTAGCCTCGGCCCCCTGCGTAGCCGCATCATACGGATTGAGAATGTGAATCCGATCCAGAACATTCCTAGTACCAGACAACTTCACCCCAATCAGGTTCGACGCTGACGCATTCTCGTTGGACATATAGAACTTCTTGAAGACATTTCCGTAGCCCGTCACATCGAGGAAGGGAGAAAACGCCGCCGACTGAGAAAGCCGAGAGCGATTGTTCATCAGTGTCTCCCCCGTTCCCTCCAAAGTACACAGGGACTTGCCCCAGACCCCCGCCGCCGCATTTGCCAGGGCTGCAAATGATGCGGACTGCTGAAGAACAATCCGATCCCCTTTCAAGGATTCGAGTTTGTCGTAAGCCGTCCGCAATTTTTTGATGGGCTCGGTATGAGAAAGACCATCATTCCCATCCGAACCCAACGCTGCATTCACGAAGTAGGTCTTACGATACCTCCCCCCTTCGCTATACATGACATTCCGCAAGGTTTCTAAATCAGCTCGCATAATTTTCCTCCTTTAGAAATTCTGGGGGGCGATATGCTTCCTCCCCCCATACCGTTACGATTGATTACTCATCCGCGTCATCCGTCAGCTTCACGACGAGCGCGAAAACCTCGCACTCAAACTCCGTCAGAGCCGCGACGGAAACAACCAGGTCCAGCGTGTCGGCTGCCGTGTAGAACTCGCCGACATACGCCTGATAGGTCTCCGATCCTGCCGGAACATGAAGCCCCGCTGCGGCCACGGTAGCCGCCGCCACGAAACCGGCCACCTGATTCCCGTCGCCCAGCGAAACCTGGGCGGTGGCATTGGTGACTTCGGGCTCCGTGACATTGAACCAGGCCGAGAGGACCATGTATCCGGCAGGGATATCGAGGACCTTGTACACATCCGTCGAGGTCGGGGTCCCCGTCACATTGGACATCTTGAAGGTATTCTTCAGAATACCCACTTTGCAAATGCTTCCTGCGGGGATACCGGAACCGACTGCCGCGCCCCCCGTGTGATCTTCCAAAAGCGCCATATCTTCCTCCTTATACGATGTACCCTCTGCCTTCCGATGAAGGCAGAGGGCTACAGGTTATGCCCTAGAACCGGGCGTAGATGTACCCCAGACCCTGGCCGAGCACGACCTTGAAGCCGTACACCATCAGGCCCCGGACGATCTGGTCGAACGACGTGGGGGAGATGAGGTGCTGGGTCTTGCGCCCGTCAACCTGCATGGCGAAGGTGATGGCATCGCGATTTCCGAAGAGGATGTAGAAACTCTGGAAACCGCTGGCCTCGGTCCCTGCGGCCACGTAGCCGAGGTTGTTGGACTTGTACAGCACGAAACGCCCGATCTTGCCCAGGGTATTGGTCCGGATGATGGACGTGGAATCCCCGGAAACGGAGACCTCACGGAGATCGGACTTCTGGATCATGCCGGCCATGACCTCCGGGATGACCATCCAGCAGTCCTCTTCCGGCACGTCATTCTCGCCGAGCACGGAGCCGGCGTCGATGATGTAGTCGAGGACGTTGGCCTTCGTGATCTGGACCGGGGCTCCTGCCGCGCCGAGGTTGTACTTGCCGGTCACTTTTCCTGCGGTGAGACCGCAGTTGTAGGCATCGGCATCGGCGTAAACGGCCCCCAGGAGCTGATGATCGACATAGATGTCCATCTTCTTGACGGCATCGTCGGTCCACTTCTCCAGGAGCGGAAGATCCGACTGGACCTTGTCCACATCATCCAGGTAGATATTCCACCCATACCCGTAGTCGATGGTCATCTCGACATCCGGGGACTCGGGCCGGGAAATCGGCAGGGTCATGCCCTTATGCCAGGCGAACCCGTCCACATCGGCGATCGTGCGGATGTAGACCTTGTCACCCGCACCGGAGATCTCACCCTCGTAGTCCGTGTTGGAGATGGCGGTGAGAACCGTCTTCTTGTAATACTTCTTGAGGATCTTCTTCGACCACACCTCGGGGATGAACTTGCTGTCCCCGGAGGGGGTGTAATCGGGATGACCTGCTACTCTCGGAACGCCCATAATATGACCTCCTTATTTTCATGCGCCCAGGTACATCCCGGAAAATTCCTACGCCAGAGTTCTGTCAGCAATCATCTTGTCGAAGATCTTGTCGAGCTCCGATTCGGTCTTGCCACCCCAATTCTCGGGTTTGAACTTCCCGCGAATGGTCTCGTTGGTGAACCTGTTGTAGTCTTCCCGTGTGTACGTAGGCGGTACATTGCCGCCCCCTGTCGGGCCATGGCCTGCGCCTTTTTGCCTTGGAGGGGAGACAAAATCATCCACTTTTCTTCCGCCAGCACCTGCATTGGCACCAGCGCCTGTATCCGTATGGGCTGCGGCACTCGCGGCAGCTCCCGCTGCGGCCTGCCGGGCAGCCCTGAAGTCATTGAAAAATTTGGACACGCTCTCCGCATCCCGGTTCTTCGACGCCTCCTGAACCATCTGAAGACGAGTCTTCCCGGTGTACGGAACTTCGACCTGCAAGAACTTCGTGAATTCAGGATCATGATCGATGACTTCCCAATCCCTGCCCACCAGAGTAAGCATATCGAGCCTGAAACGCTGGTCCTTCTGCGCTGCGGTCTCCGCTTCTCCCGCCGGGCCTTGCGCATCGACCTTCTTTCTCAGGTCTTCGATCTCCTTCAGGCGATCCTGCCGTTCCTGCTCCACACCCGCCAGCACTGACTTCAACCCCGGATAATCAACCAGAACCGAGGCCAGATCCGGATTCTTACTGAGATCCAGATCAATCGTTTCGGTTGACCCCTTCTGAGCCTGCACCGTTCGCAGCGTCCGCACTTCTTCTTCGAGGGCTTTCTGCCGTTCCTCCAGGCCGGAAGCGTAGTCCCGCCAGGACTTGACTGCATCCATGGCATCCTTCAACTGAGCGCTCAGTCTGGGTACCTCGGCATCGTACTTGCCCTGAAGGGTGGAGTACATGGCTTTGTAATCCTTCCCCTCGGCTTCCGCTGCTCTTCGTGTTTCTTCCGCCAGGCGTTCACGTTCCGCCTTCTGTTCTGATGTTTCCTGCCCCCCGCCAGTGCCACCCTGGTCTGAGGAGGCGGATGATTGGGCTGCCGAATCTGCCTTCGACTGCGCCACCGAAGCCGCCTGGTTCTCATCCGTAGACGAGGCTGCATTACCAGCAGTGTCTGCATCATCCGGACGTTTGTAGGCGGCTAGGCGCAGAGCTTCAGCATCGGCTTCTTCCTGCTCGATCCGCGTCAAAACATCACCACTCTTTTCTTTTGCCATATTTGGCCTCCTTTTCTATGGGCTCCCGAAGGAGTCTCCACGGGTATATTCACAGCCCGGTATGGGCCGTCAGTGACTTCAGTATTCGTTGAAATTGACCACGACCGCCCCCGACTGCGTAGCCGACCCGAACACCACATTGACGATAATCGTGCGCTCGGATTCGATCTTGGTGAAAACAATCCTGTAGTTTCCGGTGGCAGTCTGGGTGATGGTCTGAGCCCCCAACGCTGTCCCGCTTAGGGTGTAGTAGGAATACTCATCCGTCGCCGACAAGGACGGATTGATCACCTCGAAGGTCATCGTAATTCCAGTTTCCGACCCCTTAGCGTATTTGACATAAACCACAACCCCCTGGGCCGCCGTGGACATCTTATGGGTAACGACGAAGCTGGGGTCTGTCCCGGTCACAGTCGCGGTCGTGCTGGTACAAGTATTCGCCACAAGTGCCGAAACGGGCGTAGAAGCCAGGATAATCGACAGTACCAGCAGAATGGCTACAAATCCTCTTTTCATTTCAGCCCTCCTTCTCTTGCTGTTTAGTAATGCGCAACGACGCCAGGTAGGTAGGGGCCTTCTTAATATGCTCCATCAAGGCCTCCAACTCCAAAGCCCGGCCAGCTCCCTTCAGAGCCTCGTCACCCGTTAAATGACAATTCACCCGCAGTCTTGTCTGCAATGATCTGTCAAGCCAGTCAAAGAACACATCGAAATTGCTGCCCCCGACCAATGCCGCCAAAGCCCGGACTTCATCGTCGTTTGGATTCTGCATCAGAAAGCCCCTCCTGGATTACCTGGCGTCGAAGCCGAAAGCCGTGGGCGCTCGGGATTGAATTGCCGAGTATCCTGCCCCACAACCGGATTCCCCGCCTGATCCAACGTGGCGGTGCCTGGCTGCGGAGGCTGCTGCCCTGGTACGGACCCGTCAGGCTGCTGAACCGGGATATTCTCGGACCCAAACTCTGTCTCATCCAACTCGATACCCAGGTTCTTGGCGACAGTGAGAAGGATCTTCCGGCGATTCTTTGCCCCGACAAGCTGGATATCAATCGGATTACCTGTATAGTTGGTGTACTCCATCTGCCGCTGAATCTCCTGATCCTTGGCTTCCATGGCAGCAGTCCCCTTGGCCACCAGATGATAATCCCCCAGGAGACCATAAATATCGAAGTTGTCCAGCAGGTAGTTGTAATGCCGCTCCAAGCAGGTGGTGATGAGGTCAAGATCGATGTTTCTTACCACTGCCCGAATCCCCTGGGCGGCCATGGCCCGAAGCTGGGCCAACCCTGAAGAGGTATTCCCCGCCCCGCCCACCTGGGAGTCCCCATGAGAGAAAGCAGGAACACCCGAATGCTCATCCGCAATCCGGGAGAAAGTCGTGTACACCGCCATGAGCTGCTGAGTCACCATCGGAGGCTGATACCACTGGATAGGAGGCACCGAGGACCCCATCTCTTCATTGGTCATTTCCCACACCCGACCGGGTACTGACTGCCGGGACTGCCCCGGAGCCAGCCGATCCACGTTGATCCCCGTCTGGGGGACCGACCCCTGCCCGACGTTGGCCAAGATCGCACGGGCGCAAGCATTGCACACCGTCTGACAATCTTCGATTTTCTCAGGAATTCCGGACCCCCAGAAGGAGTCGTTCTCAGTTTGGAAGCTGGTTTTTGAAAAGGGCTTTTTTCCGGTCTCATCGTAGTTGAGCATCGCTCTGATAACGTGGGTCCCGATCATCCAGATACAGACCGGATACTCATTGTTTGGATCGGGGATATCCTCCTCTGACATACCCCATTCCAAGAGAAGATCCCCTGGAATTTCATCCCACAGCTCAAGACAGTATATGTTCTCCGGGGATGAATCCTGACGATTTGGGTTCTCGATATTGATACCCTCTTTAGTCTCGGTGGAGAGCTGAAGCCAGTCCTCCTTGAGAGCCCCATTATGGAACTCCTTCAGCACTGCAATGATCTCCCTCCGACTATAGCCAGGGATAAACTGAAGATCGAAAAGTTCACGGGGACGGATGGTGGTCACGTCAAACAGATACCCGCTGTCAATTCCCGTAGACTTAGGAGAGGGGAAGATGGCAAAGGGAGAGCGCCTTTCATATTCCGGGATGATTTTCTCCTCAATTTTCTTGGTAATACGCCCGGTAGTGGGGTCCATGACGTTCTTCCGGAGGCGCTCCCGACGAAAAATGGGACCCTTTATGATCCCGCATTTCAGATTGATAATATCGTCTACCGCCTGCTCCAAGGCCTTGTAAAAACCCCCTTGAACCCACTGATCATCCACCCGATCCTCAATATCCTTCGCCATTTCCTTGGATTTTTGTAGAATGGCGATATGGACCCGCCTTTTGATCTCCTCGGCATGCTGAAGAATCAGCCCCCTCAGATTTTCGGTGGTCAATTCCTGCCCCATAGTCGCTGCCTGCTGCGCGGCCAGGTTCAAGAACTGCTTTACCGTGCCTTCATAGATCTGCTGGGTGATTTCGTCAGGCAATTCGGGGATCGGAGTGGGACTCACGGAGAAAATTCGGTTATTTTGGTGAATGACGATGTCTTTGACCTGCGCGACGGCATTACGGCACTTTGTATCAGTTACATTCATAAAGATATCAGGCTGTTTTGCGGCCTTGATCTTCGCCAGTTTAACCGGGTCATACTCTCCCGCTCGTTGACGCACCATCGCCGACATTTTTAGCTCGGCATCAATTTTTGCTTCCTTGGCAGCCGTCCATTTCGACCGCACAAGCGAAATCAAGCCGAATAATTCCGGGGTTGACGCCGCTGTTGCAGCTTCTGCCGCTGCTTTCTGGGCATCCAACTCTTCCTGCCGTAATTGCGGGGCTGATTTTACGGGCAACACCGCTGAATCGGTTAACTGCATCGTGCTGTCCCTCACAAATGATAAAAAAGTATACAGGGGTGGATAAAAAATATCCAGTTTGGATACCAGATAGGGGAATTACAGACGCTTGTCAAGAAATTTTTTTAATACCAGGCGGAAGGGTCTACTTCGGTGGGCTCAGAATGCAGAAAATCCGTGGATTTAAAGGCATGGATGGCCATCCCGAGGGCTCGAACGGCAAAAAACTCGGCTTCATGCTTCAAATCCACTTTTGAAAACCGGGTTAACTGCCCTTTCGTAATGCTATCGGGCTTCATGATAAGACGTTTCGAGGCTACAAACTCCTTGATTTTCAATACGGAGGCCTCGAAGGATGACGAGCGGGTCTGACGGAGAGCCACCTGGAGCAGTGTACGACGCTTGAACTGATTAAACTCCCGAATATACGAGTTATTTTCAGGTTTCAGGTCAGTATAAATGTCCCTGCACCCCATCCTGGCAAGGGATAACAGCCGAGGAAACACCCCCTCCAACAATAAAGACTCATATTCGTAAAGTATTTCAACCGTAGGCTTCACCAAATCGAAGGTAGAAGACACATCTGTGGGACGCTCGGAGACCACACACAAAAATCCAGGATACCCTTCATCGGGCCAGGCCAGGCCTGCCACTAGTTTCTTGGTGTTGATGACCGTAGGCATCCCCTGAATGCCAGGAGTGCTCCTGGGGGGACGATTCGGCCATGAAGGGGAAGGAAGGACTGCCATTTACACCTCCGGAACGCAGACTTCAAAGAGATCCTCATCTCCCCAAAGTGCTCGATGAAGAATCCTGGCAAGCCGCTCGGATTCTTGCCGGATCTCCTCCGAATCAATGAATCGACAGTTGGCCAAAAACATCATGCGAGCTGTCAAGATATGGAGCGCTTCATGCCGGGCTGACGATCGCAGGCTGTTGTGGGTGGGCTTTTCATCCCACCTAGTCGATAATCTGACCGTTGCCACCCATACTCCCCCATCGTGGCAAACATTGGCCCGAGAGGTTTCCTTTAAATTCGAATGAATAAAATACACCTTCCATTCATTCAGCCCCAGCTTATGCAAGGCTTTCTTGAACTCCGCTACAAAGAACTCGAAATCCTTCTTGGAAGTCTTATGCATGGTTCTCCTTTCACATCAATTCCGGGAACAACAGCTCCGGAGCCGACTGCCTGGCCATCTCTTCGTAGTTGAAGGCATGCCGGTAATGGTCAGGCCCCAGCTTCACGTAAACATACCGCTTGGAACCCGACTCCTCATCCTCCTCAATCTTCTTGGCGACGTTATGGCACTGCTTCGCGAAATCCCGGACAACATCACTCTCCCGAGGGAATTCGATATTCACGTCAACGATTTCCTTGTGAGAGGCATCAAGGGACTCCGTTCTATTCACCTGAACCATCATACGCTCCTCATCCCAGGCGTAGGACCCCTTCTGGTGGTCGTTGTAAACGCAGAGAAACACCCGCCCAGGGAAGCGCTCCGCAAAGGCCCTGGCATACTTGGTTGCCGGAAGATAGTCCACCACGCAGCGCATCACCTTAAACCGTTTCATCAGCTCATCGAGCTTCTTCCAGGCCTCCCCCTCCTTCTGGCTGTTTCCGATGTACTCGGAGATGTGGATGATCTTGCCCTTGTTCCCCACCCGCTTGCCGATCACGACATGGAAGTTGTTGTTCTGATCCACCCCCATGTAGGTCCCTGAATCGGACTCCGAGGCCATCCCATCGCTGCCACAGCAGGCGAGGACTTCCTGGACGGAGAGACGATCCCTGGCGTCAACGTAGGCTACCCCGATCTTCAGGTTGTAGAAGTCCACCAGATTCTTGGTAGTCTCGAAGGTGGTCAGAATGTTTTCCGGAGAGGAATTCCTGGACATCGAATAGAGCTGAGAGAACTGCCTCCCGCGCCTGGTGGTGATCATAGGGCGCTTCGCCACCCACCGACCATCTACGGGGAAGATCTCGGAGTGGCATTTCTCGCAGGCCCGGATGGTCCTGCCGTCACTCAGCCGCAGGAGCGTCTTGGGGAAGGTATCCACCAGATCCGTCCAATGTCCGCAGTGCCGGCACTTGATCAAATAAAACCTCTGATCGGTGGTCTGGAACAGAGCATCGATTCCGTAATCTGGAAGGGTAGGGTTCGACAGGAAGAGAAGCTCGCCGATATCCGAATGCCCCATGCGTTCATTGGCCATGTCAACAGCCTTCTGGGGGGCCTCGTCAAGTTCGTCATAGACATTGAAGTCAGACGGGGTGGACTTCATACCAACTCGGGACTGCATCCCGCGCAGGTAGAGGTACGAATTCCAGATCCGCTTGACATTCGCCGAGTCTGTCTCCCTGATCCACATCCCTACTGTATCCGGATTCTCCTCAATCAACGGGGTGAGCCGGCCTTTGGACATATCCGTTACGTCTGTCTTGCTGGGGAAGAAGTACATGATCCCCCGGTACTTCCCATACCGGCAGCCGTA